GAGTTGCTATATTGGAATTTAACGATGCTAATTTTTGAACACCTACTAATGAATCTTTATCCGGAGTTGATGCGTCTGAAACTTTGTTTAATCCGATTACGTCACGCATTTGATCCATATATTGCATTTTCAATAATGTCAAAGCGTTTAGTTTATCAAGCGAATTACCCATTTTTAATTCGGTAATCGGTTTTGAATACATTGGGTCGCCACTTGCGCCAAAACTTCTTGCAAAAACACTACCAGTTTGCCAAAACATATCGATAACATTTTGAGCCGTTAGTTTGTTCCCACCACCGAAGTCTAATTCGCTAATTGCATCGGGGTCAATAATAAATCCATCAGGTTGTATCTTTTGAATTATTTGCTCTCCTTTTAACTCGATTATGTTTAGCTTGTCTTCTACCGGTATCATTCTCGCAACCGGCGAATCGATATATCCACGTTCCATATTTGGAGCCATTCCGATATATTGGTCAATTACTTTTTGCTTGTTAGATTTTGGTCTTGCCATATTTTCAGCAACTTCCCATTTCAATAAAATATTGGTTCCTAAAACATAAACTCCTTCAAATAGAATTTCTTCTTCTACGCAAACTCTTTGGTAGTCTTCTTTTTGTCCGTCTTTCAATTGTGCCGGCGTGTAATTTTCGTCAGCTTTACTCAATATTCTTTCTCCGGTAGCTTTTTCTTTTATTTTTTTTGCTTTCTTACGCGTGGTTTTATAAGTGAAATATAGCAAATTCGTCGTGCCTTTTATTCTTTGGTCTTTAGCAGTAATATTGTAATCCCACCAAGCATCACTTGAATTGGTAACTTGCTCTTTTATAGCTGCGTTTTCCGGTAAATTCAACCATTGGTAATCAATAAAAACTTGACTTGTTGGAACATTTTTAAATTCGCCGTGGTAAAAACAATCTCTGAAATAAGGGTCTTCAGTATATGATTGAATTTTATTTTCCGGATTCACGTATTCAATTACTATTCCACGTTCCGGAACAAATGTGTGTTTTGTCCAAGCAAGTCCGCAAATAACCAAATCTTTAATGTTCATTCGGTTTACGGTTTCATTGTATCGGTTTTCAGCTAATACTTCTTCAATTGCTAATTCTTGCGAAATTTCAATATCTTGCTTGTATTCTAACTGCATGTGTAAATTTAATTCCTCGTCGGTTTCGGGCAATTTGTCAACCGGCATACTTCCAATATCAACATTAAATGTTTCTTTGGCTTTAATTATAATATCCTTGGCGTTTCTGTCCGTTTCAATCTGTTCTCTGTAAGCAACTCGCTCAGAATATCCAATCGGGTCAATTGAAGTCGCTCTAATAGAATAACCTCTATCTGACATACCATTTACAACAATATCAACTAATTTAGGAATAATAGAAATCGGTTTCGTAGATAAATTCAAAAATGACTTGTCGCCGTCCGCTTTAAATTGCTCTTTATATTTATCCATCGACTGCAATCCTTTAGCATACAATCTTCTTTGCAGAAAATCTTGACTTTGCGTGTTGAAACGAGAATTTAAAACTCCGTAAGTATTGGTTCCTAAGCCCCAAAACCATTCACTCTCGATACTTTGAGCTAATTGTCTTCCCCATTCCTTAGTTTTTTTAACTTCAAAAGGGTCTAATTGACTTGGAAAACTAATGTATGGTGAAATACTGAAATCTGAGTTGTTTGCCATTGTTGCATAATTGTTTAAGCAAAGATAATTATTTTCTATTATACTTGGCGGTTTGATATTATTTTTCTATAACAGCAGAATATCAATAAGTTTTTATCGTGAAATTTAATGTCGTTGATTGCGGGATTTCCATTTTATATGATTTACGGTTGACGCCCATAATTGCATATCCGGAAGCAATAGTAATATCATACTTTGTTCTATCAGCTATATTAAATCCTGCCCAATCCTTTAGCATTAAATTAAACGGGCAACTTCCAATTTCATTTTCTTCACGAATCAGAACCGGTTCTTCTCCTTGATTGTATATTCCAATATATTTTTCAACATAGTCTTCAATCGCAGAAGCGTGTGTTGTTATGACATCTACGGAATTTGAAGGAATTCCTCCAAGCATTTTTTCTGTTGGAGAAAGTCTATTTGAAGGCTTGTCAAATCTACTTAAACAGAAGTTTCTATATCCTCTATTAAGGAAATGATATAGCAGTCTTGATTTGTTGTTTTCCACAAGCGCCGGCATCCCAAAAAACACGCAAGCCATTAGTGCATCTTCAAAGAATATTTCGGCGCTCTGTGGGCGAGTACAATAAAATAAAAAGAAAAAATTACTTGGCATATCTCTCATTGTAAAAGCAGTCAATCCGGAAATTGCGCCTTTAGAACCTAAGTTATATTCGGATCCATTCTCAGTTTGTTCTAAATGCGAGTCCTGTACGGCAGAAATATCATAAGAGTCAATTCCTATGCACCCTAAGTCGTCGTTCAACGGCGCTCTGCTTCTACCTCCAAACTGATTGTTTTTCATAACCCAACGATTCTGCATATCTTTTGGCGGAATCCACGAAAGAAGAAATCTACCTCTTTCGTTTGGCAACCACACAACCTCGGAATCTTTAATGTTATCCTTCCATTGAAAATTACCTCTTGCTAAAGTTTTATCAATGTCTACTCTATTATTGTATGCTATTTGGTCGTTGATTTTTTCAAGATTAAACAAAGAGCCTTTGCTTTCATCTCGGAACGCATCTTCAATAGTTATAGGATCAAGTCTACGGCGATTATTTAGAGTTTTAGCACCCATTGCCTTTGCCGCCTTAAACGAATTTTCCAAGTATTGTAAAGCTCCTTGAGTCATTTTTTTACCTTGTGAATTGTAAAAAAATTGACCCTCGGCTAATACTTCGTGGCAAATACCATACTTATCGGTAAACGCTTCCATGTTTTTATGCGCAGGAAGAAAAAAAGAATATAGTCCGGTAGTCGTCATTCCGTTTAAATCTCTGTTCTTTACATTTGAACCATAATACATTGTTTGGAATTCTTTACCTCCTTTATTGTAAGGATTTAAAGTTGACCCCATAAAGCACTTACCTACGACAGTACCTCCCTGAAGCATAGTCGGTCTGATATTGTCCCAATGGTCAAGTATGTTTTGGGGTCTTTCCCTTTTCCCTGCTTCGTCACAAATGTATCTAACAAGTTTTGTTGAATCATACGCAAGCGTTGTTGAGCTTTGCCAATCTACCTTTGTGTTTAAATAATCATCGGTCTGAGTATCTTTTTTCTTTTTAGCTGCCTTACTTGCGTCGGAAACTTTGGCAAATTCAATTTTATTTTTATCGTCAATTTTACCTTTGACAACTGGTATAAAAAAGAATGGCAAATTCTGTAGAGTGTACAAATATTTAGAGAACATTTTTTCAACATCTTCTCCTGTTTTACTTGTCATTCCTAACAAAGCATTTATCATAGATGTAGAATCGTCTATTGTGAAATCTAAGGCGGCTTCGGTAAATCCACTACGTCTTCCTTTTACGAAGTCAATTCCCAAACTTCTGTTATCAACAATACACGCTTTAATGAAATAATACAATTGGCATTGAGCCCAACGGAATTCTTTATATCCGCCCGTATCTAACATTTTATTGTGCGTCAAACCCATGTAGTGAGCGCCAACTAAATAAACCACCTTCCCGTTGTTGTAGAAATGAATTCCCTCTCTCCGACGACGGAATTCTTCTAAAATATATTCTGTCCACGCATCTTCCGTTTCGGGAGATATTCCTTTTGGAGGCTCCGGTCTTCTCCAATATTGTTCTTCTTTTGGCAAATCCCAAAATAAAATCTTTTTTTTATCTTTAGGGATTTCAGGAAGTTGAATTCTTAAACCGTCTAAAACAATTATTTCTCCTTTTGTTCCTTTTGGATCTAAAATAATAGCATCTTCTTCTTCATTGTGCCATTCGTTGTAGTAATTTTTAGTTGGAAAAAATTCACCTTTTGCATATCTTTCAGGAAATCCAGGTTTAAATTCTCGTTCTTTAAAATCTATTGCTCCTGATTCTAATTGATGTCTTAACGAAATCAGCCCTGAATCTATTTCTTGTATAGCTCTAAAAAGTATAGGCTTTGCTTTAATAGCTTTACCGTATTGCTCTGCGTCCAATTCCTCAAAGTCAATACTCTTTCTTAATGCTTGTCGTAAAACTTCAACAGAGTTTTCTCCTGCCTTTATTAACTGCTTTACATATTTGGTTAGTTTTTCATCGCTTGGCGAATTAGGAGAGTTTTGCCATAAGGCTATCATTTCTTTAATTGCCGAAAACGAATCGTATCTTGACTGTACAAGCGTACTTAGTTTTTCATCAGCAACTCCAAGAACGTCAACGTTTCGCATCATTCCCTCAAGAGAGTTCTTTATCGACGCTTCAATATCTTGAGATAAATTTTTCATTTAGATTTAAAATATAATGTCAAAGATATGCAAAATAATATAAATTCAAAAAGCCTCCCAATTACGAGAGGCTTTTCTACTAACCATATAAACCAATAAACCAAAATCTTTTAGTTGTGAGTCACTTTGAAGTGTATTCTTGCAAATGTGTTCAAAGATGCCGTTCCAACGTTTTGAACTCTTACCACAAACACCCCTCTGTCTTGAGATGCTATATTGGCGAATACATTACCAGTTGAAGCAGTATCTGTTTGAGTTCCTAAAGTACCTGCTAAATTTCCGGTTGCATTTGTAATTGTCAAAGTTGGGAATACTGTTGTTAAAGCCGAAACTGTAATAACGGCGGCGTTTGATGTGATTGTAAATCCTAAAGCTAAAAGTGTTGCTCCGTGAGCAGTTACAAAATCAGATGCGGTAGTTGTTAAGTTTGTGTTGAACGTAGCTAAATAATCAACCCCGTTTACCGCTACATTTGCGGTTCCGCTTGTTCCTGTAAGCGTAACTGTACGAGTTGTAACTCCGTTTACTGCCGGATATTCTGCGCTTACCAATACAGTAGCAATATCCTGAACTACTGAGTTGTTTACTGTGAAAACGAATGAACCGTCAGCGCTATCTGTTAATGCTACGGTTTGTACAATTGAATCGTAAGCATTAACTTCTACCGAAGTTGTCTTAGATGTCAGTTGTTGGACTGTTCTAATTCTTGACATAATTTTATTTTTTTAAGTTGTTAGACACAAAGGTATTAATTTTTTTAATTGACAATGGCTAATACACGAGAATTTTTCATCATGTAAAGTTTAAAATCAAAAATTTCAAATAGATAATTGGCGAATTTGCGAAATATAATCTTGTCACCGACTTTTACGCCTTGATTTTTCACTTCTGAATTTATAAATTTTGCAATTCCGATATTCTCTAAAGTCACTTTGCCAAGTAAGAATTTTTCTTCTTCAATAGGCTCAATAAAAACATAATCGTCAGTTGCTATGAATTCGCCGTTTCTGATTATCAAATAAATTAAATCGGGTGTCACGGCGAATAAGTCATCTTTGATATAATGATCGGATTGTAACGGAACACCTTTGTCATTGAATGAGATTCTAAAAGTGTTGTGGTGTGTTACTACTAAATCGCCTTGTTTTACATTTCCTTTGTAATTCTTTGGCAATTGGCGAACTACTCCGATTCGGTTAACGTCTTCGTGGTTTTCTATGGAATTAGAAATTAATAACTTTTTACCGGCTACTGTAATTTCATCGAGGTATTGCTTTCCATTAGCGGGAGATATAATAAACTGAAAAGGACTTTGAATATCTGTCATAATCAGTCAATAAAGTATTCTTCCGTAGTAATATTGTTCTTTGGTATTTTCTTCCAAACTTGAATTTCATCACCAACCTTTGTATTGATAAGGTAATGTTTTTCAGTTTCGTCAATCGAATCTATAGTTATAGTTGATTGTTTTCCATCAATAAATATTTTTTGAGTTCCGCCAACGAAGTAAATATGTTGCTCTTTGACTTCTGCGCCAATGCACAATCTGCGAATTTTATTTGCCATTTTGATTTAAATTTAGATTATAATATCTACGGTGTACGCATAACTTGTTCCTGTTCCGCTTCCTACACCAGTAGCGGTAAAGAAAATTCCAACTGTATTGGCGCTCGCTCCAATTAAAGTGTAGTCAGTTGATCCAACGGTTAAAATTTGATATTCGGTTCCTACTACAAACGCGCCCGCAGTAACAGTTTTTCTATTGATGAATTTATCGTATTTTATCAATCCGCCGGCAACTGCTAAAACTCTACTTGCAAATACTCTTAAAATTTCAACTGAATTTTTATTGAATATATTGTAAGCGCTTATGTTGTTTGCTTGGGTTAAATCTACCTGAGTGAAGTCTACTGCTCCATCTTCGATTATTGAATTGTATATTGAGCAACCTGTCCACGTTACACTTGGCGATTTCGCAATATTTGTACAGGTAAAAAACAACGTTTTTGTATTCTTAACCTCTACAACTGACTGATTAGCGTTTTCGTTTTGGAATAAAGTGACGCAATTCCCTTGTATTAACTCGTCAATAGTAAACAGCGAACAACTTACTGCTGCGTTTTTAGTCATAGAAAACACCGTTGTTCTTGTAGAATTGTTGGTAATGTTTATTGTACAAGAAATACGTCTTATTTGACCACCAATTTGCTCAAATGCTTTTAATGATACATTTGTGTTTACGGTAGATGTTCCGGATAACAATATTGCATTTTCTAAATTTAACTGACTGTTACCTCCAACTTTGTAAATTTGCTGAGTAAGTGCAAATAAAGTAGATTCGGAAATGTCAAAAGTAAAATTACTATCGTTTCTGAAAGTATCAGTTGTAACGTAATTCGACTCTATGATTGTATAGGAAATTGTAACGGCATCATTTGTGCTTTGGTAAATTTGCCCTGCTCCGGAAATTCTTATTATTTTACTGTCGGTAAATGCCCCGTTGTTTATTGACGTTCCTCTGTTTCTGAATCCACTTTTTGAAAGTGAAATTGTCGAATTTAGATTTAAAACGATGTTTAAAGATGCTGCTGCCGTATCGCTTAATGTATCGTAATCACATAGGAAATCTCCACTTGCGGGATTGGAAACAACTTCGCATCCGTCATCAAGAATTATTGAACCGGTTCCTGTGTTAAGTACAAAGTTTCCTGTATAGGTATAGCCAACTCCTTTTTGAATGATTATATCTCCATTGACGAATTCAGGACTTTGTGCTGTCCCCGTTCCGATATATGCTGTAATTGCACTTGAAATAGCTTTGTATGGTTTTGATGGACTTCCTGTTTCCGGAGCCGAACCGCCAATATCATATCCGCTATTCACATAGAATCTTGGCGAATCATTAATTACCGGATTGTTTATAGAGATAACATTGTCTGTTAACGTGATTGTGAAATCATCAGAATCAATTTTGTAGAATTCGTGAAGTTTGGTTGTGGCATTTAGTCCTTTGTAGACTGCCTGACCGGTTGCTCCTAAATTTGTTCCGGCTAATGGGTCAACCACAATGTCCCCTCCTACTAAAGTAACAGAATTACCGGTTGATTTAATTGCGTAAAATTCTTGAAGTCCTGTTGCTACATTATAGCCTTTAAGTACATTTTGACCGGTTCCTAACTTGGTGAATCCAATAAAATTAATGAAATCACTATCGGCAACCGCAGTTTGTGCTACTCCAATAGTAACATCTTGTAGTTTTAAGATGTACTTGTTTCCATTAATGTTAAAAACAACGAATTCGTACTGAGCAACCTCGTAAGCAGGAGTTATGGCATTTGCCACATCAGCAGGAGATGTTAGAACCCCGTTGTATTCGATTTCGGTAAATTTTAGTTCACCTCCGTCAATTGGTGACAATCCCGCAATAACAAAATCTCTAACTCCGTAAAAGTCAGCAGACCTTGTTTTTTTATTAGACACTTCAGAATCAGAAATAGGAAAGTAGTCATTCCCTGATAACGGAGATTTTATAGTGTAAGCTACCTCTTTGTTGGCTATTTTAGTCATAACGTTTTTATTTTAACAATATGTAGCCTCCTGTTGCGATTGCTAATACTGTGGTTATCTTGTAGAATGTTGTTTTTCTCTTTTCTTTTTTAAACATTTTCTCGGTGTTGTCGATGATTTTACTTTGCGAATCAATAGCTTTTTCATTTTCTTTTACCGCTAATTCTAAATTCGTATTCTGAGTTTCGACGTTGGAAATAATACTGTCTTTCTGTGCTGAAATATTCTTCTCCAAAGATAATACTTCTTTTGTAATTTTCAACTCGGCTTTTACGCCATCATAACGAACTAATTCTGTAATGTTGAGTTTGGCTATTGTATCGGTTAGTGCTGTGCCTAAATTGGTTGATTTTACTTCTTTTGGTAGTTTGTATCTTTCTTTGTAGTAATTGGCGATTTCGTGAGATTTTAGCAATTTAACGTCATTTACTTTACTCAAAACCTTTTTGTTAAGGTCAACGATTTGGTTTTCTTTTACCGAAACTTTTTTATTTAATTGAGTAATAGTGTCTTTATATTTAGCCTTTTCTTCTTCTAAAACATTGTTTTTAGAAACTAATTGTTTCGCATTTGAAATGTATGTTTTCACATTGGCTTTTAATGACGAATTCGCCAATTCCAAATCTTTACTTCCGGAACATTGGGAATAACAAAGAAACGCCAATGCCAAAATAATAATTTCTCTCCAATACTTGCTTAAAAATGATTTTACTGAGTCTAAAGATATTGTTGTCATAAGTTCACGTATTTAATTCCATTTTCTACAGTATAATCTCCGGCATCAAGTTTGACTTTTAATTCTTGCCATTTGTAACTTGATCCATTTGGCTTTTTCATTTGGAAATGCGGAGCGTCTTTGAATGATTTCCAATCACCGCCCCATTCCCAACCTTTCGATTTGAAATAGTTTGTAACTTCCATCCAATCAGCTTTTGAGTCTTTATCAAAGTCTTTAATCATTGACCAACTCGCTTCTTCAAAAGTGCCGTTTCCGTCATTGTCATATAGCAATACGATGTCGAAAGCTAAAGAGTAATTATGAATTGACTGCCAAGAATCGGCATTTGTGACCTTTGGTCTTTGAGTAAATAGTTTATGCTGAAGCTCAGGGCTTCTATACACATAAGCAAATCGCAATCTTGCGCCTTTACCAAGTAAGTTATTTGCTTCTTTGTATTGTTGCAAAAGTACATCTCGATAATCGGGATGAAATTCTTTTATTCTGTCGATTGTAATTACGTCCATTTTAATTCAAATTAATGTGTAACTTCTGTTTTATATTTTGGTTTATCGCCTCGAATATCGCTTACTACTGCGCCTAAAAATAAAAGGACTACTGCTAAAAATACCCATTCGCCAATATTGAATTGTGGCTGAATATTAGCTTGAAAGTCTTTTAAATCAGAAACGTCTTTTAATGCTAACTTTACTTTTTCATCGAGGGCATTATGTAGTTCAACAAATCCGTTTTTTTTGTTATACTTGTTTCCAACAATAACATCTATCAAGCTGTTTACGTTTTCGCTTAACTGCTTAATGTCGCTTTGTAACTGTTTTATATGCCCTTCTCTGCGCTCGTCTGTAGCCATAAGAAATTGTACTTTTTCTTTATCTGTTTTTGGGATGTATTTGTCACTCA